ATTACAGTGATGACAGGGATGATTGTCAGGGCGCGTAACGGCTTGAAATTAGCCGCGGTCACGGTATCAGGCGGCAACGTATTTGCATATAGCTGATGGCATTAGCGCACGGATATGCTTTGCCTTTCGAGGCATTGAGGCGCACGGGAGTGCTGGCGCAGAACACTGCTGACGCTACCAACCGCGCGACTGCTGATGGCGCGACAAAGGAAGCGGCGGGCAGTTGCTTGGATGCGCGTGCATTGGAAGTGCAACAGCGCACGGTTGTTCAGCCTTCCATTTTGGTTGTGCCGCAACTGACGCGCAATGGCGTTGTTCTAAACCAACTTCCTGACACCCGCACCAACTTCATTCAAAACAACACGATGACAGGTGCGACTGGTTCGGTAGCACCTACAACTTGGAGTGTTGTCGCGCCACCTTTGGGGATTACTATTGGCTATTCAGCGAGCGGTCAGACGACTGCGGCTGATGGCACGTTGGTGGACTACATTGACGTAACGGTAAGCGGCACGGCATTGACTTCGGGTAATTTTAATTTGCGGCCTGAACCTGTGACTTCAACTGTCAGCGGCAATTTGTTATTTGCCGCAGGGATGACCTACACGGCCAGTTTCTATATGTCTTTATTGTCAGGTTCGGTTTCGGGAGTTAGTCCTAACTATCAAATTCAAGAAGTTTCAGGAACAACATTTGTGTCTGGTACTTCATTAGATTTATCGGCGATTACATCAAATCTTACAAGGTATAGCGTCACACGACCAATTGCAGGCACAGGCGGTGCTGATAGAATTAGAACGCGTTATGGACACGCCATAGCAAGCGGTCAGGTGTTGAACTACACGATTCGGATTGCTTCACCGCAGTTGGAGAAGGGTAGTGTTGCTACGCCTGTCATCCGCACGGTTAGTGGCTTTGTTACCGTTGATATGCTTGGGGTGGCGAGAGATGGCGCACCGCCTGACTTCACCTTCACGAGAGCGACCACCGCCACGCGGGTGAATGCGAGTGGCTTGATTGAATCGGTGGCTTCGGGCGTACTTCGCTTGGACTACCCGATTGGCGGCGGCTGTCCTGCTGCTTTGATTGAGCCTGCGGGGACGAATTTTGCACGGAATGTGCAATTTATGACAGGTCAGGACACGCCAACTGCGTCGGGGGGTATGACGATAACAACAGGAAGCACGGATTTTCTTGCGCCTGATGGAACAAGCGGAAGCATAACCAAGTACGTTGGTGGTGCGGCATCTGGTGCGAGTCAGTATGCTTATTATAGTGGCACGGGGCCGACAGTAACTGCGTCAGGACAGTATACGTTTAGTTTATTTGTAAAGGCAGGCGCAACTAATCCTTTGAATTTTTGCGCATTACAATTTGCCTTATATACAGGGGGAAGTGGTACGGCTTTTTCCTATTTCAGCCTTGCCAGCGGCACGGCATTAACAGCAGGTGCAAGCATTCAAGATTACGGCAACGGATGGTATCGATTGATTTCAGCACCATATACGATTGCATCGGGTGACCTTGCTGGCACAGTATTATTTACATTAGCCGAAGGAAATAACGACATTACTTGGCCCGCATCAGGCGCACTTAACCTAACCGCATACACTTGGGGCGCACAGGTCGAAACAGGCGCATTCCCTACTTCGTACATCCCAACGACAACAGGCTCGGCAACCCGCGCCGCGGATGTTTGCTCCGTGTCGGGGGTATCGGGGTATATCGGGCAGACTGAAGGTACGATTTATGCGGAGGTGGATGTGAGAATTTTGGGCGATGGGCGATTTGCATCCGTGAGTGACGGAACGACTAATAATCGGATTCAATGCAGATTCAATGTTGCAAATAATGGTGTGGATTTTGTCATCGTAGTTTCTGGGGCAAGCGTAGGGTTTTCAATAAGCAACTCTACACACCCATCGTTCCCTGCAACGATACCTGCGGGAACATACAAAATCGCACTTGCATACAAGCAAAACGATTATGTGGTGGCTATGAATGGAACGACGTACACGCCGTCGGTGACATCAAGAAATGTGCCATTGAATTTCAGCAAAGTTACTATTGGTGCAGACGTATCTGATTTGAACCAATTTAACAACCGCATCCGCGCCGCCGCCATCTACACCACAAGGCTATCAAATGACCAACTTGCATCACTCACCCGACTAACGTAATGGCTACCTTCCGAAAATATCGCTTCCCAACACAAGCCGAGTATGAGGCTTTCTACCAACTATCCCAACCCGATGCCACCTGCGTGGAGTTGGGTGAAATTGACAACACCTACTGCGTTGACCTGCTGTGGGATGACCAACCCGCACCTGATTGGGAGCAGTTTGAAACGTGGCCGCCACCCGTGGGCGTACACACCTTCCTTGGCTGGGATGAACAATACACAAAAGAATACAATGAAAGAATTTCTTAACTCCATCGGCATCAACATCGGCCTAACCATTGCAGGCTTCCTCGGTTCGCTTCTGCTTCTACCCAAGCAACGCAATTGGAAGATGCAGTTGGTCAGCGTGTTCAGCGGCTCGCTATGCGCCACCTACCTCGCGCCTGTGCTGATTGGCTTTCTGAACATCAACGCGCCCAACATCCAGTACGGCTTGGCGTTCTTGGTGGGATTCAGTGGAGTGAAGATTGCCGAGGTGTTGGAGGCCAAAATATTAAAGACCCTAAATGCTACACCAAGTCAAGCAGATTCAGCCGAACATACACCTGATTGAAGTCGATGGCAAGACCGCTGAATTTCTGCTGATAAGCGACCTTCACTGGGACAACCCGAAGTGCGACCGCGCACTGCTGAAAAAGCACTTGGATCAAGCGGTTGAGCGTAACGCACCCATCATCGTCAATGGCGACTTCTTCTGCTTAATGCAGGGAAAGGGAGATCCAAGACGCAGCAAGGATGAGATTCGACCTGAACACAACAAAGGCAACTACCTGCAAGCAGTGGTCGAAGATGCGGTAGAATGGTTCGCACCTTACGCCCAGCACCTTGCTTTGATTGGTTATGGCAACCACGAAACGAGCGTACTGCGACACACGGAGTTCGATGCGCTTCGGCAGTTCCAAGCCATATTTAATTACAAGCACGGCACTAACGTGCAGATTGGCGGATATGGTGGCACTATTCAAATCAACATGGACACGAGTACTGACGGAGATGAACATTTTCGGAACACGGCATTTATCATCCACTACTTTCACGGATCAGGCGGAGGTGGCCCAGTGACAAAGGGCGTCATTCAAGACCAGCGCACAATGGCCAACACAGAGGGCTACGACCTAACGTGGCAAGGTCACGTTCACGAGCTGTACCACCACATTAACATGGTTCACCATTACAACAGAACGCGCAAGATGATATCGCATCGCAGGGTGCATCAACTGCGGACAAGCACCTATAAAGAGGAGTTTGGCGCAGGTGAAGGCGGCTTCCACGTCGAGCGTGGCAGAGCAGTCAAGCCACTGGGCGGATATTGGATGACCTTAAACGTCGAGCGAATAATTATTAAGGTGAACGACAAAATGAAAGACACCCGAATAATAGACGCTAAATTCCACACGACCTGATGCGGACAATAAAGTACTTAGTCGTGCATTGTACCGCGACACCGCAGACGACAAACGTTGAAAGCATCCAGCGTCACTGGCGCGAGCGTTTAGGGTGGAAAGCGAGTGGCTATCACAAAATCGTAAAAGCAAATGGAGAGGTTATCACTTTGGCAACGGATGAGCAGGTATGTAATGGGGTGGCTGGCTTTAATAGCGTTAGCCTACACGTATCCTATATTGGGGGCATTGATTCGCGCGGCAATCCGCTTGACAATCGGACGCAAGGGCAAAAGGACGCGCTCAGTCAAGTCCTTCACGCGTGGCGTGCCAAGTACCCTAACGCCCAGATTCAAGGCCACCGCGACTTCCCACGAGTAAACAAAGCCTGTCCCTCGTTCGATGCCAAAGCCGAGTATAGTCATATTTAGCCTCCTGCTGGCTGGATGCTGTCGAAAGGCAGTGGAGGTGCGCACGACAACAGTGGTGCAGAAGGATAGCGTTATGATTGAAGTGCCGAGGTTCACGGAGCTGTACATTGACAACCCCTGCGATAGTGCAGGCATCCTTCGTCAGTTCAGATTCACCGACAGCACCAAAACAAGCATTCTAAGCGCATCAAATTATCGCGGTGGTATTCGCATACAACTTCGCAGAGATACGGTCTTACAACGCATCGTAGAGCGCGACACGGTAACGATTGAGCGCGTGGTGAAAGTTGAGCCAGCAAAGCGCAAGAATCGGATGGCGTTTGTGTGGTTCGGAATTGCACTGGGATTGGTGCTTTCGATTGTGGCTTTTCGGCTGATGCGCCTGTAATCAAGGCTTCGCGAAGGGGTCGTTTCTAAACTTTTTTTTGGAAAGTGCGTTTACGCGCTGGAAACGCAGAAAAAAAAATAAAAAAAAGTATACAACCTATATATATATGTATGTATATTTGCATATACCAATTCGGTAGCAACTAACCCTCTAAACTCAAACCAAATGAAACACGACATCATCGCTCACACACCCATCACGCTTGACAATGGCAAGGTGGTGGATGCCTACGTACACAAACAACCCAGCGGAATGTACGCGCTTCACGTCAACTACATCTTTGAAGCCAACAGCAATTCAACCCGAACAAAGCAGATTGCCGAAGCAGTGTGGCGCAAGCAACACCGCGAGTGGTTCAGGTTCATCCGCTTCCAACGTTCATCCACACCACTTCCAATGCCTAAAACAACCAACCAATGAAACAATTTAATCAAATCGGGAAGTACACAAGGA